GTACTCTTTGACTTTGTTTTTCTTTAGCAGAATCAATACTACCAACTATTTTAGTTCTTACTGGACCTGAAGCAGGAAATATCTCAGATATAGCCTGTGATTGAAACTTTACTACAGCTTCACTTAACATAGGATGAAATACACCACAAGCTCCATTCCAAGGAGTAGTTCTTTCTTCTATCTTCAAACCTAATTGGTCTAAGCCTTTTACATAGGTTTCTTCCCATTCTGACCTAGAATCTTTATCTGCTTGAAATGCACTTATTAACTCATTACCTATAGAAGCTAATTCATCTTCATCTATAAAATCTACTAAATTAGAGTTAAAATCAGCGTTATTCATTTGTGATGAATTTGGGTCAAAGTCAATAATCATGCCACCATCATCAGTTTCAGTAGTTTCTATTTCTATATCTAAACCTGATTCTGGTTCCATTTCTACTAGACCATCTATTGGCGTAGCAGGTTCATATTGTTTTTCTATAGCCAATTTAATCTCCTAGTAATAATCTGCTGTTCTATTGTGTTCTAGTGGCTCATCTTCTTCATCTGAATCAAGAGGAACAAAACCACCTTGCCTAAATCTTAATAATGCTTGCGTACTGCTATCAACTAAATCATCATGTTCCATATTAGGAAATCCAGCAAACTCTTCTATAACTTCTTCTGCCCATCTAGTTGCAGGTGCCCAAATAACTCCTGAAGCAAATAGGTCTGATACAGCGTTTACTCTTGATATTTTGTCATTACCACGACTAGGTGTATATTCTTGTACAGGAATACCAGTTGCTCTTAATTCAAATATAAGAGGCATCCCTGCTGCTTTAGCTTCTACAATAAAAGCATCAGGCTTATAAGCATTGTACTTTTCTAAAGCTGTTTTCTTTAAATCTGGAAACTCTAAACGCTCTTTATAAGCATCTAGTAGTATTAGTTGTGGAGCAACAAGTCCTTCATCATTCTCTTTATAAAACACTCCCCATGTGGTACAAGCTGAATAGTCAGCTCTTTGTGTTTTAAGAAAGGCTGTGTCCCATGATTGAATAATAAACTCACAATCTGGGGGATTTATACCATCCCATGTTCTCCACCATTCTCGCTTAACAAGAGCACTTTCTTCAGAAGTAGGGTCTTGTTGATACTGAGCCATCCACTTAGAATTAGGCAGTTCAGCTCTTAAAGCTTCTAATTCTTCTAATTTCCAAAAAGCACTCCATAAAGGCTTTCCAGAAGGTAATATTGCAGGTAGCTCTATAACTTCCCATTGGTCGGCTCCGCCACGCTTTATACTAGCATCTACAACTTGTCCAGTTAGGTCTTTATTATGCCATCTTGTCATTACTACAACGATTGCACCATTAGGCTGTAAACGCTGTCTAGGACCAGATGTGTACCATTCGTAGGTACGATTAAAGACATTGATGTCTGCTGAAGCTCCTTCTTGTTCTGAGTGCGGGTCATCGATAATAAGCAGGTCTGCACCTTTACCAGTAACAGCACCACCTACACCAATCGCAAAATATTCACCGCCTTTATTCGTATTCCAACGACCCGCAGCTTTGGAATCCGACTGCAAACTAACATTGGGGAATATACGCTTAAAATCTTTGCTTCCCACAAGGTTTCTAACCTTCCTACCAAAGCCTACAGCTAGTTCTGCAGTATGTGCGGTTTGAATTATCTTCTTTTCTGGCTTACTTCCTAAGAACCAAGCAGGTAAAAGATAAGATGCGAACTCGGATTTAGTGTGTCGAGGAGGCATATTAATAATTAAACGCTTTAAATCGCCATTAGCAACACGCTCAAAGGCATCAGCCATGATTTTATGATGCGGACCCTCTATAAAAGCACTCCACATCTCTTTAACAAAGTGCATATAGTCGTCTGCACACCTTTCACGAGCCTTTGCTTCCTCTAATTCATCCAATAAACCTAGTAACTCTCTCTTTTCATCTAAAGAAAGGTTCTGTACTTGGCTTAATATTTGATTACTCATACATCTCCTATACTAGATAGTAAGTAAATACCCTCTAAAATTAAAAACTTACTAAATATTCACCACTTAATGGCACTTAGCAAGTAAATACTTTACAAGTAGGTACCTACTGGATGTAAATCACGCTAGATTTTAACATAATTACACATCTTCACATAAAAAACAACTATTTT